TAGGTGTTAGATATGGCTTATACATTGCCTTCTGCTGCTGATGTGATTGGTCTGACAGGTACAAAGCTTGGTGAAACGCTTGTCGAGCGGATCATAACATCTGCTGAGCAGGTGTTTTTACAATGTGCTGATAACTACACAGATGAACAAGCCACAGAGATACTGTTATGGCTATCTTCACACATGGTCGCGGCGACAGGGCCAACAAATGGTAGTCTAACAGGCCGGTCATTGATGGATAGTAGCAAGTCATGGGCCAAGGCGTCGTTAGGCGAAGGGCTGAAAGGCTCGACTTATGGCCAGATGGTGATATCGTTAGATAAATGTGGATGCATTGGCAGGATTGGTAAAGGCGTTGCATCTATCAAGGTTGTTTTGTAATGTACGAAACCGACGACAGAGATCAGATTGCAACTTACTTCGCGCCGTTATCAGTTGATAGCTACGGGCACACCACTTTTGATGAACCAGTGACAGTGTTATGCCGGTGGAGTGATCAGATCAACGTCATTAGCGACGCGCAAGGAAAGCAGATAACTACCGGCGTGGTCGTGTCGCCTGTTTCGTTAGTTGCGGTAAATGGCCGCATGGCGTTAGGCGAGTTTGATACGGACGACGAGGCACTAGCAGCATCAAGAATCATCAAAAGCGTTGCTGTTAGCCGCGCCTTGGATGAAGAGTTATACATGATCAAGGCTTGGTTGCAATGAGCGGCAATGCTGATATAGAAAAGGCGTTGAAGGAATTTGATAAAGAGATTCAAAGGATAAAAGGCGCTTCCCAAGCGGCATTCTGGGAAGCTGGATTAAAGATAATCGGCCGTTCAATGGAAAAGGTGCCTGTAGTGTTAGGTAATTTACGCGGCAGTGCATATGTTAGAAACAAAGCTAACGTTTCAAGACAAGGAACTAGCGCAGATAAAGGCACAATACCTTCCGATAAGATTCCTGATATCGGCGTTGAGGTTGGGTATTACGCAACTTATGCACTGCGCATGCACGAAAGCATGCAGAAAGCGAAGGGTGAAGAAAGGCAAGGTATAAAAACACAAGCCGATGGCCGAGGCACTTACTGGGATAACGGTTCGCCTAAGTTTCTTGAGTCGGTAGTGCTTGAAAACCTTGATTTAATACCGGAAATAATCAGAAAACGCACAGAGATGGATAAAGACAAAACAATATGATTCCTCCAAGCGTACATGTTAAAGAAATTATTGTAGAGGACGACACGTTTAATGTGTTGCCCATCTATATTGGCACTGCTCCTGCCTCGCCTGCTGAGAATATAACCATCTATGACACAGGTGGAGTATGGGCGCACCCAGAATTTTCTCTTAATGACTTAACGGTTATGATTACCGTTAGATCAAAATCATACGCCAAAGGTTATGCTACCGCCTATGGCGTAAAGCAGCTGCTAGAGCAGTTGCGCGGCTGGTCTAGCTACGCATGGAAATACACAGGCTTCTGGCTTGTCAGCGGAGTTAATGCGTTAGGCAGAAACAGTGACGACGTGGAAGAGTTCACTATTAACTTTTTGACATTGCGCGAACCTACATGGAATCTGCTGCCAGTGTTTGACGTTAGCACTATCACAGGCAATGTAACCGTTAGCGAAGACGGACTTACCGCAACAGCTGGAACAGGTGGCGGCACAGTGTCAACCTTTGATCTTTTTGCTGGCGGGGTTACGCGCCGTGGCTTATACATGACTGTAAACGCTGGTTTCACGTACGGCTCGCTGCGATTCACTGGCGGTGGAAAATCAGCTGGATTGTCTCCAGTGGGCATGAACACTAGCGCTGCTGTTAGTCCGTTTTCAGCATTCGATCAAAGTCTAGTTGGTGTTGAGCTATGCTTGGCTGTTGATTCTGTTGGAACTTATGGTACGCTCTACGTGTACGTTTCATCTACGCCAAACACTCCTGTATATGTGTTAGCGCTAGATTCTCATGGCGGGCCAGTTGGCAGCTTCCCAAAGTTTTTGTTTGGCGATGGCCCAGGAGCACAACATGGCAGCATAACCATATTGCGCACTCCAACGGTTTCCCATAGTGGCGTTACTAACATTTTAGGATAGTATTATGAGCACAAGTTCAGGCGTTATTAAAAGTTCGGACGGATGGGTAGAGCTGGCAACTAACGGACAAAGCTTTATTTTTAGCGTTACAGATAGAGGTTATGATATATTTGTAAATATGTCAGACACTGAACCGGCTGAAGATGATTTTGGGTTTAGAGTTGGCCAAGCAATACCATTTGTTAGGGAAGATGTAGACGGCAAAGCATGGATAAGAACAGACGCGCCTACAGATGTGCGTTACGTGATTTCAACAGGCGTTAGATTTAACTGAGAGATAAAAATGGCTACTACATCGGGTTTAATACAGTTTTCTGACGGCTGGGTTGAAGTTGCGACTAACGACCAGAATTTTATCATCGATATTCAATCGCCTGGCTATGACCTGTTTTTGATCATTGCAGATGAAGAGCCAGGTGCATTCGATTATGGGCATAGGGTTGTTAGTGGCGACCTAATGCGTCGAAATGGCGCAGATGGCAAGGCTTGGATTCGCACAGATTCACCAACAGATATTCGTTATATAGTTTCAACTGGCGTTATTCAGCACGAAAGCGGCATGACCTCGCTGTTCATGTATAATGATGCAAGTGACGTTTCGACGTACAAAAAACTGATGCCAAGCCCCTCAAGTGGAGGCGCGCAAACGGTTGTTGTTAGCTCAGCTACCGGTACAGGCGTGGCGCAAGCGTGGGTTACTGAGCCTAACTCGCCTAACAAGACTTATATACCTATCGGTATTATGCACGCGCACATTCACGCCAAAAAGACTGGCGCGGGCAATGTCACGCTGTCTAATCAGATATACAAGCGCGACGTTGCAGGAACTGAAACACTGTTATTCACTACTGATAGCACGCCGAATCTAACGACGTCTGAAGTTTCTTACAATCTCGAACAGTATAACGATGCCATTGTGGCGCTTAACTCTACTGACAGGATTGTGATAAAGACTGTTTACACTGTAGCCAGCGGTACACCGACAATAACCATCTATTTTGAAGATGCGTACTTGTCACGGGTTGAAATGCCGTTTAGTACAATTGCACCGATTTCGTCTGATTTTATCAGTGGCACTCTAACATCTGCGTCTGGTGTTGTGACTGTTGATTGCAGCTCTATATACACACGATATGCTATAACGCTAACTGAAAATGTAACCAGTTGGGTGTTTAACAACCTGCCTGCTGCCACGCATTATCGTGATATTTATGTTGAAGTGACACAACATGCTTCAGCGGCTAAATCAGTTGTCAGCCCAGCAACAAGTGGTAAAACGGCAGGTGGGGCTTGGACTGTTAGCTCTACATTATCAAGAGTGGAAATTCTTGGCATGAGGATATTTAGCACAGGTGTTGTGCATCTATTCCCGAGTGGAGTGATGGGGTGATATATGATGTTAAATCAAATGGCTTGTTCAAGGACAAAACATCTGCCGGGTGTTAATTACTCATTCAATGGAGTTTACACTTCATTACCTGCATTCTTAACATTTAATAACGCCACCTACACCCGCAACAGCCTAAAGCACGTCCTCCAAAACGGCGCACTTGTACAGCTTGCCGCTAACCAGTTTGGCACCGATCAAGACCCTGTGACAGGGCTTTACGGATATTTGCCTGAGACTGCGGCTACTAATTTGTTGCAGAATAGCGGGTGTATTGGCGGTGGTGCTGCCCCTACGAATTGGACAGGTGCAACGGGAATAAGCGCACCTGCAACTTCAACATATAATCCATATTGCGTTGCATATTCACAGACAGCAGCAGCTTCTAGGCCGTACATAGTCAGCAATTCTGTTTCTGTTTCAGCAAATACTGTTTACATAGCACAGATGTATGTAGAGAGTATATCTGCAAGCGTTATTGCTTCTCAGTGTATTTCATTCAGCGGAAACCCAGCAGGATCTACAATATCATTTCCTATCTGCGAGGCAAACCCATCAGGAGGAGTCAACGGAATAGTGAATTCTGGCATACTTTCAGTTGTTTTAACTGTTGGAGCAACAGCAGGGACTGCTTCAGCAAGAATGGGTCTCGGTGTTGCAGCATCAATGACAGGAACTATCCGATTCTCATCGACCCAACTAGAAACAGGTACATACCCATCAACATGGATTTTAACTCCAATAGGTGGAACAGCCACCCGCGCAGCAGACGTTCTATCTGTGCCGCTTGCAAATGTGGCAGGGTTTAATGCTGCTGGGTATACGATGTTTTATGATGGAAGGCAGATTGTACAATTGTCAACAGATAGAAGATCTATTGCTATAACTGATGGCACAACATCAAATAGAGCTTTCATAGCATTAACAACAGCCAATGCTTATCAAACTTTAGTAACATCTGGCGGATCTGATCAGGCTAATGCTATTGAAGGTACTGCGGTAATAGGAAGGCATAAAATAGCAGCATCGGTATCACTTAATAATTTATTAACTTCTATAAATGGTGCTAGTGGTTTATCTGATGTAACGATGTTAATGCCCGCATCTCCTACTACTTTTGAAGTCGGCTCAAATATTGGTGCGGCTTTCAACGGCTACATCTACAGCGCCAAACTAATAACCACTCCACTCACTCAATCACAACTTAACGCGATTACGGCTTGAGAGCGCTATGACATTCTACTTAAAATTCAACACACAAGAGCAGGCCATAGCTGAGCTTACAAGCGCAGGTTATACGCTGTCGGAATATAACGACACATTTAGCTCAATTGGCAACGGATGGGGCACAGTATTCCAGATTCCAAACCCTGCCGCGATTGATGCAAATGGCGAGCCTGTAGCGGGCATTCCTGCTGTCTATGATGGATGGTTTGCGAACGTTTATGACTGTGAGGCGCTACCGGAATCCTTGGAAGCGTTTGAAGTTCCTGCTCCTGTAACGCCTTATAATGTCGTTGCTTAAAACTATAAACAGCGCCATGCCCTCTGTTGCTAACTTGTTTAGCATTACGGCATGGCCTTCTAACAGCAGAGGAAGAATAAAATGCAAAAACCAAAGATCGTAAAAAACTGGCGTTCATCTTGGAAAAAATTCAGCGTGCAAGCGTTAGCGTTATCAGCGACGATATCAGGCGCTTACTTTAGCATACCTGAAGAGCTGCGCATGCTGATACCTCCACAGGTGGCGCTTGGCATTACAGGCACGATAGCAGTGTTAGGCGGCATAGGCAGCCTGATAGATCAAGGGCTGAGCCATGAGTGAGCCGTTATATCTAACGATTGCACGTAAAGACATCGGCCTTAAAGAGATTGTTGGCAGCAAGCATCACCAAAAGATTCTGGAGGCGTTCAAACTTTCAGGCGCGACATGGATAACCGACGACGAAACCCCATGGTGTGCAGCCTTTCTGGCATCATGGCTGTTAGCTGCCAAGTTTTCGATTCCAAAGTCAGCATATAGGGCTTTGTCGTGGCTAACGTATGGCGCTGGCCTGTATCACCCAATGCAAGGCGCGATTGCAGTCAAGACAAGGCAAGGCGGTGGCCATGTTGGTATTGTCACCGGCGTGACGGCTGATAAAAAATATGTTAGGGTGTTGGGAGCTAACCAAAACAATATGGTTTGCGAGGCGTTCTACGCAATAACGCAGATCAGCAACTACCGTGTGCCAATTGGCGTAACACTAACAGAGCCGCAAATTTGCGAGCTTGGCGAACTTTCAAAAACTGAGCAATAGAGGTATAAATTATGGCACGTCAAAACGGCAGAAACTTTTCGTTAGTGTTGGGTGGAACTAACACTATTGCAGTAATGGAAACGCACAATTTCTCTGTGAATCTAACGCCTGTTGATGTTACCGGCTACACAGATAAAGGATTTATTACGCTGTTATCCACACCTGGAAGCAAACAAATTACGTTTGACGCCTCTGGCCAAGTGAATGATACATACCTGCGCTTGCAAACGCTTGGTGGTACTTCAAAGTTTGCCGATGCTGAATTAAACTGGCTTGCAGATGATGATAGCGGCGACGTTATATATACAGTCACTGTTGATTTGCATATCTCTGTCTACACTGAATCAGGCGTAGCAAAAGACGGTGCTTTGAAATTTAGCGCATCGTTTGCATCCTCTGGCGAGTGGGTTGGTGCTATACCAGGCGTTTAAAATCTAACATAACTACCGGAGCTTACAAATGCAAAATGATTACATTGTTATAAACTTCAACGAAAAAGATTATGAAATTCGCTACACGTTTGACTTGATCAGGAAGATCAAGGCTTATGGCGTTAGCCTGCCTGACACTTTCGTAAATGTTACAAAGGGCGGCGGTGACGAACTGTTCAAAAACTCCTCAATCTACATTGACGAAATTATTGATATAATTTCTGCATTGTTGCGTTCTGTAGGGTGCAAGGAAGCAACGCCAGAGGCTGTTCATAATCATTTCACGCAGCAATCAAGCTTGATCGAGGCAACTGGCTTAATCATGTGGTTAGGTACTCAATACTACCACATTAGCAAAGCGGTAAAAGTTGAGGAGCCTGAAGCAAAAAAGCCTGTGGCGAAGAAAAAGAAGAAAGCGCCAGTGAAATCGACATAGGTTTAATGTTTCGCGTTGCATGCGGATCGTTAGAAAAAGGAGGGTGGCAGTTGCCGCCTTCCGAATTCTGGGGGATGACACCAAAAGACTGGTGGGAAATATACGATTTTAACATAGGCGAAGACATAAAGGCCGATGAAGAGCGTGACGAAAGACTAGGCACGATCCTGCAAAACATACTTAAAAAAAGGGCTAACAAAAAATGATCAGGTTTGTTTTCGGTGCCGACACTACGGATTTTGACAAAAAAACCGGTAGCATGAAGTCACAGCTAAAACAGCTTGGCGAAGAAGCCCGCGCCAGTGAGGAAAAGTTAGCTAAAGGGTTGGCTGTTGGCGCAACCATTGCCGCTGTTGCGTTTGGAAAGTTGATTAGCTCAAGCATGGATGCTGTTAGAAAACAGCAGGAAATGATCACGGCCGCAGATGGCGCACAAAAACAACTTCTCTTAGCCGCGCAGGCTGCTCAAAAGTACGGCAACAACCTTAGCCAGATGGACTTAAATTCTGTTATGAATGCCTCGTTGGCTATTGAGGACATGACCGATATGGCCACAGGGTTTGGCAAGCAGCTTACCGCTAATATGTCACCAGCCATTCAAGGCGTAGCAAAAGCATTGTCTAACGCTACCGATGAAGCAGGCGGTATGGGGTCAATGGCAGACAAGGCATTCCAGTATATCGTCGATGGTTCTGCATTCGCTGTGAGCGCAGCGGATGGCGTTGGCCGTGCATTCACAATGACTTCAGATGCTATAATTGCAGGATTTGCGGCAGTGGCCAGCGGAATAGCTGATACGTTTTCCAGCTTGTTGAATCTTGCTAACGCTGTGCCTGGGGTTGAGCTTGACGGAGTAATAGAAAGCGTTGATAGATTCGCCTCTGAAATGGCTAGCGTCGCTACCAGTGCAGTTGATCATATTGCCACAGTTGCGGAAAAGGAATTAGCTGGCGAAACGCTGAAAGGTTGGATTAAAGAAGCTGAAGCAACCGCCGATTACACTCGCAATCTAACGAAAGAAGAAAAACAAATCCTTGGCGAAAAAGAAATAGCTCGACAAGAGGCTATGAAAAAAGAGGCCGAAGACGAAAAGAAGCGCAAGGACGATTACATCAAAAACCTTAACAGCCGCGTGGATGCAATCCGTGAATCTAATAAGACAGAGCGTGAATTGTTAGATGATAAGTACGCTGAAGAAATAGAGATCATCAAAGAGGCTTATGCTAACAAGCAGTTGGCAGCAGATGAAGCTGCGTCTATAAGCCGTGATTCAGCGGACAAGCACAATAAAGCAATACTGGAAATGGAACGCCAAGTGGCTGATGAGGCCGAAAGAATTCATCGTGAACGTGAACAGGCAAAAGTTAAAGCTGTTAGTGATACATTTTCGAATCTTTCAACGCTGATGAATTCCGGTAGTAAAAAGATGTTCGACATAGGCAAAGCTGCTGCGTTAGCTAATACTGCAATGAGCACAGCGCAGGCGGCAATGGCGTCATACGCAAGTGTCGGCGGTGGGCCGTTAGGTGCGATTGCTGCTGCGTCTGCTATAGCGGCTGGTTTGGTACAGATGCAAAACATTCGCAAACAAAGCTTTAATGGCGGTGGTGGCG